CCTGGGTGATGCCTGCGCCTTGCATCACCGACACATACGAAGGATTGAAGCCGGCCAGCGTCTCGGCATCGAACGGGCCACCCGTGCGGCTTGTGTCTCGCGCCCGCAGTGCCGACAGGTCAGGCGCCGGGTCGTCATAGTGCGCAGCCGTGGCCGTGGTCAACCCTGCCGCTTCGGTGCGCTTCAGCGCAAGGTAGCCGCTGCGGTAGCTGGCCCCGAATGCCCGCTCACTCGGCATCAGCCAGGCCACGGGCACAGGTTGGCCGTCCCACGACACAGCAGCCGCCGAGGGCGAGGCGATGCGGTCGACCAAACCGTTGATGCTCTCCTGCACGCTGATGCCAGCCGCAAGAAACGCATTGCCCATTGTGTAGGAGCCGCCCGGGTAGTACCAGACAAGATCCGTAGCGCTGGCAGCTTGAGCGAACGCCAGCGGATCGAGGCGAATCGCGGTAGCCGAAGCGCTGGACCCGCCGCCACCCGTGAAAACGACAGTCGGCGCGCTTGTGTACCCGTTGCCATGCGTCAGCACTGCGACGCACTGCACCGCGCCGCCACGGATGCGGGCCACAGCCGTAGCACCGGACCCGCCGCCACCAGTGAATGACACGGTAGGCGCCGTCGCGTACCCGCTGCCGCCGTTGTCCACGCGGACCCAGGTGATCTCATTGATCGTTCGCGGCTGAAGGAACCGGATCGGCCTAGCAGACAGGGAAATCTTCGCCGTCTGCGGGATGGCGGGCTGCCCCCCCAGCGTCAGTGCAGGAGCAACAGGCGCAGGCGGTCGAACTGCGGACATCAGGGGTACAGCGTCAGGCGCTGATAGGCGATCTGCGGGGCGTCAGTCGCGCCGCTCATCGTGGTGCTCAGGCCGACAAACAGCGGGACGGTCGTGATGTTCGGAATGGTCTGCGTCGCATCGGCCGCAGTGCCCGAAATGTTGACGTTGTTCCACGAACTGTTCGCGTTGTTGACGCCCAATCCGCGGATCGTCGTGGCCGACTCAATGCGCATCCACTTCTCAATGCCGCCGCTGCGCGCTGCCGCGGTCATGAACGAAGAAATCGTGGCTTGCAGCACCGCCGAGTCACCAATCGCTCCGTTCTGCCCGACTCGGATGGACAAAGCCGTGAACGTGTCGGTCGTGCCAGCCTTGCCAAGGCCGATGTGATACTGGAGAACGTCGCCAACACCGAAAAGGCCAAGCGGGAACGGTCCAAGGCGCGCGGCAGTGAAATACTGATCAGCCGTTTGAGCCACGCCAGCAACAAGCGTGCTTGTCTCAGCAATCACGGTCGGATACAGCACCTTCCAGCGCGTGCCGTTCCACTGGAAGTAGGCCCCATTCGGGCCGATGTCGGTGGCAAAGATCTGATCGAACAGCGACGGGCTTGTCGGCCGCGTTGCCCATGTCACCGTCTGCGAAGACACCGGGGCAACGCTGCCATTCGGTCGCACGAGAGCCGTCCCGGCTGCACTCGACCACAGCGCAGGCACCTGCGCCGGGTCAAAAATGCTGTAGTCCGTCTCTTGCGTCGTGCGCATGAGGTACTGGACCGTGACATCCCAGGGCCCAACGCTCTGCCCCACCTGGATCGGCAGGAACACCGGCCCGATGTTCGCAGGCTCAGGCGGGACGACCTGAAGCGTGCCGGAGCCCACCAGAAATGACAGCCGCTGCCCTGGAGTGAGGGTCAGCACCAGAGAGCTATTGGCCGCGAGGATGGGCATGAGAGCACCTACTAGCCCGCCGTGGGCAATGCAGGCAGTCTATCACGCGGCGCTAGTCGATAGTCAACCGCGCTAGAGCGTCAACGGCGGCACGCTTGATGGGTCGTTGATCGCGCGCGCGGCGGCTGTGGCAATCGGCAGCGCTTCGGACATCGGCGTGTCGGCACTGATGAGCACCATAGCCCGCCGCTTGCCGTCATTGCTGACAACGGGGAAAACGCCCCAGCTTCCGGCGAAAGCCTTGGTCTGCCCGATCTCTTCAATCGTCATCGTCTGCATCATCGTCAGTCCTCCGAAAAAACCATGTTACGCCCGGCCGGTCGATGCCGCAATGCTTCAACCGCGAGAGAAGGCGCCAAGGCTTGAGCCCGGCAGCAGGATCTCCGAGGGCTTGTCGCGTGCGTTCAGGATCGACGGGAAAAGCTCAGCCAGGCACCAAATCAGCGCATCCGCCCTGTTTGGAGACTGAGCGCCGACATAGCCAGCGGTCGAGAAGGCGGCCAACTCGTCCTCAAGCTCGGCCAGCACGCCGACATGTCGGATCTTGCCCTGTTCGTACATGGCAGAGAACGGCTCGGCGCGCACGACCTTTCCGCGGCTTGCGGTCACGGTGCGCACTGGCGTCCTGGGCCGTGCGACTTGGATGGTTTGAACGACCATTGCCCCGCCGAAGTTCGTCTCAGCGACGACTGCATCGGCCTGGTGACGGTCAAACGCCGACGTAGCCACGCGGCCCCAAGTCCCCGGCCCGGCCTTGATGGTGCAGTCTTCCATCACGTAGGCGTTTCCATCCACGCCAAGCCCGGCGACGACGATGCCAATAGCGTCGTTGTCCGCGTTGTCGATGTCGCCACTGCCTGACGGGTCAACGCCCACCACGATGCGCACCATGTCGGGCAACGTGCCGTCCAGCACTCGCCAGCGGTCGATATGCTCCTCGGGGAACAGCGCCGAAGGGTTGGCGTCTGCGAACTGCCCATCTAGGAAGCGCTTACGCATCCGGGCTGGCATGCTCTCCAGCATCGCCAAGTATTCCGGGCTCAGGTTGTCCGCGTTGTCCCGTGGGTTGATCTGGTGCGACACGTAGTCGCGCGGGTTCGGCAGTGGCCGTTTCGTGTCCGGGTCCAGGTGTTGGATGAATCGCCGGTACGTCCAATGCGACTTGTTTGGCGGGTTGCAGTCATAGTAGGCCCGCAGCTTGAGCAAGCCAGGCGGCGCGCCTTCCATGACGGTCTCGGCTCGCTGGGCCAGCCGGGTCAACGCCATGTCAACCGACTGGTGCGGGATCTGGCTGCACTCGTTGAAGTAGACGGTGGCGAACTCCATCCCGAGGATCTTCTCAGTGCGTTCCTTGTCGTCCAAGCCGGCGAACCAGACTTGCGAGCCATCGCCGATGTCCGCGTACTTGTCCTGCTTGTGGATGTTGTACGGCACCCCGGGGAACGCTAGGCGCATGACCTTCGGGAACGTGTCCAGCATCACCGACGACACGAGGTGATTCAGCCGGAACCGGAAGATCGCGTGGCGGGAATTCGGGGCCTTGAGCGCCCGGAATGCCACGTTGCGGGCCAGGAGGAACGTCTTACCGCTTCGGCTCCCACCGAACAGCATGCAGTGCGGCGATGGGCCAGCTAGAACCGCTTGCGCCTCTTCCTGACGCGCGGTCAGCTTCACAGGTTCTGGTCGTGCTGGCTGGCGATGATGCGCACCGGGCCGCCGCCGTCTCCTACGTGCTCAGTGCGCGCGAGCTTGGGAGCGGCGAACTCTGCCAGCTTTGCCAACAGGTCTAGGGCTTTCTCGGGCGCCGGCTTGATGTCGTGTTCCGGCAACCCGCCTGCAACCTGGGCCAGCCAGACAGCCACGTTCTCCGCGTTCTTCCCCAGCAAGTCGCTAACAACCTGCCGGAATTCTTGCGTGACCTTGTTGGGAACGCCGCGGGGCCGACCTTTGCCGGCGTTCGGTGGTTTGCGGTTAGCAGGCTGCACTATTTTGCAGGCGGCAGACAGTCAGTGGCTGCTCACTTGTCGTCACAAGTCATTGCGCATTGTATCGGCTGGCGCGGGCTTGTGCTACTGGTGACGGAGTGTCACCGGTTGCGGCTTACAGCGTGACCGCACTGCTAACTGCGCCGTTTTCATACACAACCGCAAAGAACAACTTTTTGCCGCTGGGCTTGCGCAGCTTCAGTTCGGTGCGTTGCTTGCCGTCCTTTGTGAACAGCTTGACGCCGACGACTTGAAACGCTTGGCCGTTGATGGTGATGGTGGTCATGTTCTCTGCTCCGGTGCGTTGTCGATGTGGAGAATGTACGCCATTCATAGCGCTTTGTGCAATCTTTTTTATAGGGAAAGCACCTAGACAACACTGCCACTCTTTGCGTACATTACTGCT